CAGATGGCCGTATCGTCGTGATAGCCCAAGTCCCAGGCCGTGAACACGGGGAAAGCCTTGTCCCACGGCACATCCGTCAACCTGCCTGCGTCCTCTGCCTCGCGCATCTCCCGCCCGTAGTACGCCCCAAGAATTGCCGCCTCAAAGCTGCATTCAAACTCTTGGTCATACTGGTCTGTCGTCATGTTCCGCGCAGCGTCGGCCAACTCGCCCGCGGGCAGCAGTCCGCTTGTGCTGGCCCTGACGGTCGCGCAGAACCATGATTCGTGGCTTTGTGCAGTGCGCCAGATGTCGTAGAAGGCGTTATGCCCCTTCGGCGTGCCGATGAACACCGCCCATCCCTCGCGGTCGGCAAGCAAGGGCCGGATGATCTCGCCCCACACTCGCGGGCGCATGTCGGCGTACTCGTCGAGGATCACGCCATCTAGGTACAGGCCGCGCAGCGCGTCAGGGTTATCGGCACCAAAAAGCCTGATCCGCGCCCCGTTCAGCAGTTCTACCCACAGTTCCGATGCATTGGCCTGCGTGCGCACATCCGCCGTGTACCGCAGCAGGTAATCCCATGCAATTGACTTTGCCTGCGAGTGATAAGGCGCGATGTAGGCGTACCGCCCGTTTTCCTTGCCGTCAACGAATGCGCGGCGAATCAGGTCATTGATGCAAGCGACGGTCTTTCCTGCCCGCCTATGGGCCACCAGACACGCCCAACGCTGGCGACGGTCGTGAAAGCCACGGAAAGCCTCGCGCGGCTTATAGGGGATCGTGATGCGCTTTACTGCTGCCATTCAATGGCGATCTTGACCGGCTGCCCGTTCTCGCCCGTATGTTCGGTGCGCCCAAGATCAGGGACCATTTTCCCGAGCAGGATTTGCGCTGCCTTTACTTGTGTGTTTGACATTTCCACCTTCCCCTGCACATGGTCGTACAAGCGAAGTGCAAGGACAGACGCCTGAATCTTTGCCTTCCATGCCGGTGTCAATTCCGTCTTGCGTTTACGCGCCGCCATAAACCATCTCGATATTGTTGTCTGCAAGGTGCGGGCGCAAGATTTCAATTGCGTCTTTTGATTGCTTTATCTTTGCCCAAAACTTGGGGAACAAAGTGCACATCAATGTTCTGACAATGGCAACGTAAATCTTGTGCCCTGTGACCTCAATCCGCTTTTCACGAAGCCAAAAGCAGAACCACGACAGCGCTACTTTGTTCTTCACTATTGCCGTCGCGTAATCCTCCGGCGTCCACTCAACTACAGGAGCCTCTCTGGCTATGTAAGCGCCACGAACGCCGCCACCACCAGGAATGATGTTTGTCAGCGCATCAAGCCCATATTCCGCCACCCGTTCTGCTTCATAGTCGTAGGCGGATTGCTCATCCCAAAAGAATGCAACATGCCTCCGCTCGACTTCAAAGCCAGAATCCCATATGTCCCTGATTTTTAACAGTTTTTCGGTGCATACCATTGGCTTTGATTTGGCTTCCTTTTCATGGGCTGCAATCCTGTCCCCACATCCTTTCCCAACATAGAAAGCTTCGCCATATCGCGGGTCCACAAGCTCATATACGTACCACTTTGCTTTTGCCATATAGTCAGCCCTCACTAACTTTCTGTTTTGGTTCCTCGACTTCCACAATCCAGCCGCCGTATTCCCGATACAGCCAATCGGCAAACTCTGCAATTGCGCGTTCGAAGTCAGTCATTCAGCCTCCAACTGCCGGATCAACTCCCGCAATTCGCCAATGATTTGCGCGTATCTCTGTATGTCGTAAAGGATTGCGCCGGGTATGGTTTGCACGCTTGGCCTGCAGAACAGTTCCTGCGTCGTTTTCCATTTCGCTTCATAGCCCGCCAGCTTTACCCGAGCCGCGTTCAATCTGCGCCGTTTCAGCCATTGAGTCATTCCGCCCCCATCAGCACCAACAACCGTGCAGCGCCCTCTGTGTCTGTGATCGTCGCAAAAGTCCCGCCGTTCCATGTCTGCGCGAAACTGCGCTGCTCTATCGTCATGTCGTGTGCACCTCTACCACGACGCCAGGAACAGGCCCGTAGACCTTGCTGGCGTGCATCCTGACAATCTGGCTGTCGTCGCCCCATACGATGCCGTTGCAGCCGTCGCCGATCGCCTTTGCGATGTTGTCCAGGTCCGGGCGGCTGACCTTGAACACCTCGCTCTCCCGGCGCTTCTTGGGCCACGAAGCAGGTATCGGCCACGTCGCCACGATGGATACTGCCAGCGGGCCATCCATCGGGCCTGCTGCGCCCATTGCCTGCTGAGCCATCAGGGCTACGGTGGACTCGTAGGCGACCGTCTTTGCCGGGGTGTAGGCCCTTGCATGGCCTCCGATGGTCGTGACTCGGGCGCGGCCTTTGGCAACCGGGATGCCTGGGACGTGGAAGCGGATTGCGTTAGTCACTACGCCCCCTAAACGGCGTCACGATGATGGCGATGAAGTTCCCCCGCGCCCACTTGGCGTATTCCTCGTCCATCGTGCGCAGCCATGCCAGGTGGTCGGCTATCTGCTCCATCGTCACGAAGGACTGTGGCGCTTTCGACTCCGCTGATAGTCCATGCCCTTCCGGCGATCCTGTCGGCAAGGTCGGGCACATCTTTGGATAGCTCAAGCTCTAGGATTAGGTAGCGGCGCATTCGTCCTCCAGTGCGTGGGCGATGAGTAGGCAATATGTGCGCTGAGCATCAGGATTTGCAGAACCCAATGCCTCTTCTCCGCACTTCCATTGAATAGCGTTCCACCACGCATCGTGGTCTAGCGCTTCCGATGGAAGCTTATCCTCCGCCGCGCTCCTGCGTAGCTCTGCGATGATTTCGGTTTTGGTCATGTCAGAAACTCCAGATCACCCGTAAGCTGCAGCGCCTGCGTGATTTCCGCCAGCGTCGGCGTCTTGTCGCCGTTGCGCACGCGGTTCAGGATTGCGATTGCTTGGTAATAGGTCATACGTTCAACTCCGGCGATGTCAGCCGCCCCTTCAGCCGGGTTTTCATGTCGCGCACAGTCGGCGATTCCTTACCCCTCGGCAACTCCCACCGGCCAATCCGCTGCAGTTGTCCCGTGATCGACGGCCACTCACGCTCATCGGCCCATGCGTGATAACTGCACGCGGTGATGTCGTTGGTCTGCACCGACCAGCGCAACGGGCATCCATGCGCACGGCAAAACAGTTGCGGCGCATTCATCCGCGTGACAGGCCCACCCTCGTCTGGCTCCTGTTCCCGCGTGCTTCTTGCCTTCACCAAGCTCATGCCGCCTCCTTGTGGTAGCTGCCCTCGACCACCTTTGCAAACTTGCTCGGCGTCATCAGAAAATCAAAATCCGCTTTCCAGTCCTTCGCCCGCCCGGTCAGAAACTTTGACCCTGCGACATGCCCGAAAAACCATGCAAACCAGTCCAGCGCAGCGGCACGCGGATCGGGAGCCTTGCGGATGTCAGGATCGGTGACGACCTCCCGCCATCTGGCCGATAGCGCCCGCTTCCTGCCGTCGTTCACGACTTCCACCCTCGGGAGCATCGGCAAATGCTGGTGGTACAGGCTCAAAAGCTCTCCCGTCGGGCAGTCAGGCGGTCGGGTTGGCGAAGCCTTCCCGACGAGAACCGTAGGTTCTTCTGTATTCTGGTTACTGGTGTCTGGTGTCTGGAGAGCATTGCCTTCGCTATGCGTTCGCATTTCGTCCGGTAATGCGTTCGCATTGCCTTCGCTTTGCGGGCGCTGTGCGTTCCATCGTGCATCTGCGGATGCCTTCGCTTTGCGTTGCTTGTCCTGATAGCGTGCAATCTCGCGTTCGCAACGCTGCTGCGCCCATCCGTCCGCAGTCAGTTCAAAGAACTCGGACAGCACAGCCTGCAGGGCTTCGCGCTCGTCCTTCGTGCGTGCGCCGATCAGCCGGGCGGCCTGCTCTTCAGGGATCGCGCCTTCCCGCGTGTAATACACATCCAGCAGCCGGGTATAAATGCCGTGCTCCAACAAGGACAAGTGCGATGTGTCCTTGAGGTAGTCGCCGATGTGGCGCTCGTAGTAGTTCAAGCTAGCGCCTTCCGATCCCGCTTGCCCGCTTCCTCGAAGTAGCATCCCGGCTCCAGGCCGAAATACCGCCCGTAGGTCTTGCCCGCCACAGGCTTGCGCCAGATCGTCCAGCCGCGATTTCGCAGATCGGTGAGCCTGCGATGTGGCGAGACGGTGCCGCCTGCCTGAACAATCTCCATCGCTGTAGCGCCAGACTTGCGCAGCAGCAGCTTTCCAATGCGGTCTGTTTGGCTCATGCGGTTTCCTTCGGTTGGTTGATCCTCTTGCCGCCCTTCTTTTCCGGGTACTTGATGGCGGGCTTCTGGCAGTTCGGCGGGATCGGCACCGCAACCCAAACCGAAGTTGGGGCAAGGCCACGACGACACAGGTAGCGGTCGATGTAAACGTCCGGCATGCGCTGCAGGGCTTGGATTGCGCTAACCCGAGGAACTCCGGCAGCGTCTCCAACTTCTCGCGCGGTAAGGCCGTCAGGATGGTCTAGCAGTACCGCACGCAGGCGGGATTGGAGTGCGCTGCTCATTTGCTGGCTCCTGTAATGCCGTGGGCCAACTCAATAGCGCGGGCAATTTCGTTGAAACTGTCTTGGTCGCAGTACAGTAGAAACTCATCCTCCACGGCGATCTTTGCGAGTTCCGAATCCGTCAGCGGCACAGGGGCGGCAGGAGCGGGCGCTGCTGGTGCGTCGGGGCGACGCCACCCGCGCGCTACCAGCCGCATCTCGGCCCGCACCTTTTCGGATTCCAGCGCATTGCGCATCTCGGCCTTGAAGGCATCGCGCTCGCTCATCGGCGCAGTCTTCCATTGGCTGTAGCCCTTATGTCTTGCGTCGAACCGCCAATACGCGGCTTCAATGCGGTCTTCTTGCGGGCCAGCCTCCTGCCCGCCACTTGGCGTAGCATGATCGTCGGCGGGCGCTGCTGGTGGGGC